ACGCAGCTTCATGTCGGCCGGAAGCTGGTTGAAAATGCTTTCTTCGAATGTGGATTTTCCGGTGCTGGCACTTGCTTGTATTCCGGCTTGGTCAGCAGCAGCCACCAGCGCGAGCGCCTCTTGATCGTTTTTAGCGGGCGCTTTAAATCCCTTCGTTGCAATCTCATTCGCCATCAGTGGCGCGGCGGCGGCGAACAGCGCGGCCCCCATGTTGTCGCGTTTTTCCGGGTCGAGGGCGTTCGGGTTTTTCTGAAACAGCGACAAGGCATAGAGCGGATCAGCCATGCGCGCCGCAGCAAAGCGCTTATCCCATGCCGCGTTTTCGTAGGCTTTTTTCCGCAGGGCTACCGATGCGGAATCAAGGCCCATCAGTTCGCCCTGCCGGTCTGCTTCTGCGTTGACAGTAGCTATAGCGTTTTTGAAATTCGCATCATCTCCATACGCAGCGGCAGCGGAGTCAACATACTGCTTCGCGCGGCTTTCGCTCGTGCTGATCTGCACCACACGGTTCTGCGTCTGCGCGTGCTGCGATATATTCTGTGTCGTGCTGTTGACGCGATGGCCGGATGCAAGATCAAAGATGCGGCGGGCTTCCGCGTCTTTCACGGTGCCGCTGATTTCGGACTGTATTTTTTTGACTGACGCTATCGTGCCGTCATACTCCGCCACCGCGTTACTGCCGAACTTCGAAAAATATCCCTTCTCCGGGTCGTATTGAAGCTCAGTCAGACGCCGTGTGAATTCGGTGTCTGCCTGCTTGGCTTCGGTTTCGATACGCTGATCTTTCAGGCGATTTTCTTCGGCGCGTTGCTCATGCTTAATCCCCGCTGCGATCTGAATGCCGGTATCGCCCAACTGCTGCAAGCCGCGCGAATCGCCGAATGCGCCCTGCGGTATCTGCGCGCCGCGCTGTGGTGATGCGATGGCGTTGCCGAAGTCGCCGAGAGGAATGCGCGCCACGTTACCCGCCCTTGGCCGCGGTCACCCACCCGCCTTTCGAATACGATCCATACGCACCCAGCGCCGACGATGCGGCGCTCAGGTTCGCGCTCGACTGTGCATTCCGCCCAGCGCTGCGCAGTAACCCGGCCTCGGTGTCAAGCGTGCGTTTCGCGCGCGTGCCACCAAGGATAGCAGACAGCGCATCTTCTTCGCTGCGCTGGGCGATGGTCTTGCTAATCTCCAAGGGCGTGCCCTCGCCAAGTTGCACGCCGGATGCCGCAAGCGCAGCGGTCGCCTCACCCTTTTGCGCACGGCCCAGCTTGCGGATTTTCTCGGCGCGCGCGCGGGCGTCGTCAGCGGCGTAGGCGCTTTCGATGTTCTTCTGCGTGGCCTGCGCGTCCGCTTCTTCTTTGCGGTCTTGGCCCTGCTTCACCGCTGCTATCGCAGAGATACCAGCCGCCGCCGCCATGAAAATCAAGGGATAACACATTACGCGCGCCTCCAAAAATTATAGAACTCGTTGAGCGGCCCGGTCGGTTCAGTCTCAACAGTGAAGCCAAGCCATCGCAGCCACGCAATCGAGATATCGTTCGCGCGGTGAACTTGGTTCACCAGCAGACCGAAGCCGCGCTGCATGCGGTCAACCTCGGCCACGCTCGCCCGCAGGAAGCTGCGCGACACGCTCTTAATCTGGTCTGTCGCCACCATCCACGGGCTGCCGCATCCGTCGATACCGGTTTTGGAAACGCCATACACGACAGCAGGCACGCCGTTGACGCAAAATACGCTTGTCCATTCGGAGTAAGCTATACCCTCGATCACCGCTACGTCCGGCGGGTCAGGCTGAGCCAATGCCAGTTCAATCCGGTCTGCCTCGCGCAAGTTATAGGCCACGTAGGCAACATCCTCCATCGTGGCCGGTCTGAGTTCGATCATGCTACCCCGCATTCGCTGTAATGGTTCGAATCACCGCCATGACGTGCATCGGGAACGGATGTTTTTGCGATATCAGGATTTCCGCCTTCCCCTTTGTCCATCCCAAATTCGACAGTTGCTTGTCTCCGGTGAAAAGTTCGGGCGCGAAGTCCAGTTCGTCCGGCCCGGTGAAGCGGCCCGGTATCAGCAGATCGCCGTCAACCGTGCAGCCCACCGTATTGTAAACCCGCACAACAATCTTGTTTGTGCTCATGGCGTCAGCATGGAGCGTGCTACCGCCTGGTGTGTCAGGCGTGAGTAGCTCTATCACGGGCGTGAACATCAGTCCAATCAGCACGCGCTTTGCTGGGCGCGGTAGCGTGATCTGCCCACCCGCCACCACCAAAGGCGGCATGTCCACGCCGTCCGCAATGCAACGCACCGTCTTGCCGTTCAGGTGCGCCAAGCCGGTGAACACGGTGCGGCCCACGGCGTCGTCGAACGTCTTGGCGCAGTCAAGGGTAAAGCCCCACGAAAACGGCAACGGCTGGGGCGGGAAGGCGTTTACGTCCGGCGCCGAGGTTCCGTAGATCGGATACCAGTCGTGCCGCATGCGCTCGACGTATCGCACCACGGCGCCATTGACCACGCGGCGCACGGTCAGCCATACCTGCTCATGGTCGCCGGCTGGAACCACGCACACGGACTCGAACGCGCCGTCCGTCTCGTGTTGGTTCCACGCGATCATGTCCAGTTCGCGGTCGAATGTCACGCTTACCATACGCCCGTTGTTCAGCACCACCCACAGCACTGGGTCAGGTTCTTGCTGTAGCGCCATGCAGCATATCCCGGTTTCGGTGATGTGCTCGGCCAGCGTTGTAATGTCCGGTGAGCGGTAGCCGTCCTCGTCGGCACGGTAGCCCATGGCGCGGATTTTCCGCAAGGCGCGTTGCACGAACAGGGTTTCGCGCCCGACCTGCACCGGCTTGACGTTCCCGGCCCCGTGCGGCGACTGCGCGCGGATTTGCACATTCGTTGGTGATATCGGCTTTTCGACACCGGCCTGCATGGAGTATTCACCGCCGTAGGTGAGAACCAGCAGGTTGCGCGCGGATACCACGTAGTTGATTTGATTCGTCTGGCTGTTGTTGCCCACCAGGGTGAATGCGAACGCGTCATCGTCTTGCACGCCGATGGTGAAATCCAGCGGTTCACCGGTTCGGCTACCCCATACGGTCTGCTGGTTCTTGAGCGTGCCGGCGGCAATCAAGCGCTGCTCGTGCAGGGTTCCGGTACGCGGGTAGCCGTTCACCCCGCCCCATACGGATGCTTCCAACGTCCACGCCAGCGCTGGCGCCCCTACCGGGCTGGTCAGTTCCTTGATGATCGTCCCGGCCACGATCAGCGCCGAGGTGTGGCCGGTGATCTTGACCAAGCCGCCGTTGATACGCACGAACTTACCCACGTCGCCAGTGCGCCAGCCGTCAGCGCTCAGGGTCAGGGTGATGGCAACGCCCTCCGGCGTTGCTGCGGACGCCGTGCAAGTGGTCTGTGGGCTGCTGTCGAGCGTCCACACGCTTACCGGGATTGCCGCGGCCTCGAATATCGAATTGACCGTCACGGTCACCACCGTGGTCGAGGTAAATGCGGTGATGATGGCAATGCCCGCTTTCCACACAATCGCGCGCCCCACGTCCGAGGCGAGAAACAACGCCGATGCCGCGGTAATGGTGCGCCCCGGCCCCACCGTGTTGGATGAAAGCGTGAGCGCTACCGCTGGCATCATGCCCTGTTCGGCGAATGGTTCCGTGGTGAATGGCGCTGCCGATAAGTTCCACGTCGCTTCGCCGAATGTGCGCAAGCGTTGAATCGCAACTGATTGATTAAAAACGAACATTTCTTCATCGCTTTGGCTGTGGTCGAATTCATGCACAGCAGCTTCATTGTATGGCGTGGGGATTTCGTAGGGTGTCAGCGGGGCGCTTAAAACCTGCGTGCCGTCCGTCTTGAAAACCCGCATGTAGTTTTCGCCGAATTCCAGCACGTAGGCCAGGTCACGATTCACGATGTAGGGGATTACCCGCGCGCGCTTGGCGCTGAATTTCGCTGCGGTGATTTGCTCAGTGCCAAATCTCTTTTTTGCCCCGCCCAGCGAGCGCGATATCACGTTGACCATGCGCTTTGTCGATGACAGATAGCGCGCGATATCCATCCGCCCATAGGCTTGCGGCGAGAGTTCGCCAGCGCTGAAATTCGTCTGGATCAGGCTTTGCTTGGGCATTACGCGTACCGGTGCGCCAACAGCGGGAAGTCGCCGAATGTCTCCGATGTTCCGGCCTGCCCATCCACGGCGCGCGCAGTTTTCAGCAGTCTCATGACTACTTCTTCATCGGTGCCGTATTTCGTTGTTGATTTTGTGATGGCGTATGAAATCGCCGCCACCATGACGTGTGTCATCACATCCACAAGCATGGCGTCCCATGTCGCTTCGACATCGTTCAGCCATCCGTATCGCAGGCGGCAGACGTTCGAGTCCATGAGGATTTGTCCGGATTCCTCGGCGTATTCGTCCTCGTTGCCAATCTCACCCACCGAAAGCGTTCGCACCCAGTCTCCGGGAAGGTTGAATGCGTACTTCCAGCCGAACGCAGGGGCTTCTAGTTCCGGCGAAAGCACCACGCGCTTGATGTTGCAGTTCCACGGATGCATGCGCAGCACCTTGTTGCGCTTGGACTCGTAAAGGTTCGATACCAGCCGCGTGCGGTCGTTGTTTTCATCAAAGCTGTCGATGGGATTGTCCCCAAGAATCAGCAGCGCGTTGGAGCAAATCGAAACCGAACTGGTTGGCATGTCACACCCTCAATTAAAAAAGCCCTGCCCTTTTCGGAGCAGGGCTTAAACCCACATCAAGCAGCTTTCTTTACGCGCCGATATATTCGATCTCGATACGAACCAACTGGTTCGCCGCCAGCACTGCGCCGGTTGCGGTCAGGTACGGCTCTGCGTCGTCAACCAACACTTGATCAACGCCAGCAGCGATGTAAGCGCCGTTACCAGCGTCTACCGATGTCGTGGTTGCTGTCGTGATTGCAATCGCGCTTGAAATGGCCGTAGCGCTCAATACGGTCAAGTCACTGCGCTTGCGCAGACCAAGGTTGAAGGTCGATGCCGCGGTTCCTGCGCTGTTTGAAACACGGGCGCCAATGATGCGCGCGCCAGCCGGAATAACCAACCCGGAAGCGAGCGTATCGTTGATTGCCAGCGCGGCGAAAACTGCGGGCGTTTGGAATACCGCTACGCGTCGGCGTCCGTGATCGGCGTTGAAGACCTTCTGGCCGAGTGCGATGCGTGCCGCTTGGCGGCTATTAAATTCTGCCATGGTGATAGCTCCTTAGAATGGGTTGATTATTGGAAGTCGATCTGAACGACTTTAACTTCATCCTGACGGCCTGCACCGTAAGACGCGCTCATAGAGACTTGCCACAGGTCTTTCTTGTCGGCACGGCGGGCGACGTTGCCTTCCTCGAAGCCCTTGCCGAAGTGAATTCCAGACTTGCACCAAGCGGCTGCGGAATACACCGAGCCAACTTTTGTAAAGCGCTCGTAAGGTATCCACGTGAATCCCATCCAGTTTTGCGAAACCTTGCCGGCTTGCAGCATTTGCACGGCAAGATAATCTGAACTGGTTAAATTGGTATCGGCAAGTATTTGCTGTAGCGCAATGTTGTTGTACGTGATGAACAGTTCTTCGCCGTTTTCGTCGTCTGCTTCGTTCGCACGAAACAGTGCTCGGGCTTGGATGATTTTCGACTTTGTAAAGCCTGTGCCGCCGCCAGCGATCTTTTGCCCCGCAGGAAGCGTGAACGAAGTTACGGCATCCTTGGAGGTGATTGTGCCCAGCGCCGCCGCGTAGACGATTTGATCGATCTTGCGGTTTTTCGCCCTCATCAGCGAAGTCATGTACGATCCGCCGGTTACCGGGTTGGCGATCATTTTGGGAATGTCGTTGCGATCCAGCGGAATGGCGGCGTAAAAATCCTTCATCACGCCGAGGCGGTTGGTGTGGTTGATTTCCTTCCACTCCGTATCGCCGTGACGAACCGTATTTTCTTCAAGTTCGATGGCCGACAGGTTGTTAATGGTGTAGCCGTCGCCCGTGATTTGGCCGCGGTCGGTAACCGACTTCATGAAACGGGATTCGGATTGCTGTGCGGCCAGACGGAGCGACTCATCCCACTGTTGCACGAATCCTGCGGTGATTGTGTTGGACATGCTCAGACCCCTAAAAAGTTGATTGAAATATCAGCCATTCAGGGTGTCCGGGTGTCCGGGCCTGCTACGTCCCCACCACCGGCTTTGCATGGTGAGTTGCGAGCATTCAGGGTATCCGCTTGCTACGGCGGGCCTATGTGACAGAACTATACCACGACTTTACATAATCTGGGATGTGCCAGCCTTTTCAGCCGCCGCCGCCTGCGCTGCGAAGTACGCCGCTACCTGTGCGCTTACCCGCGCGTGGTCTGCGTGCTTGGCGTCCCGGTACGCCGGTGATGTCATCAGCTCGGCAATCGGCGTTCCATTCGGCGTGTTTCCCGGCGGGCTGGGCGGCGAATCTTCCTTCAATTCTTTGCCCACACGGGCCATGAAGCGCACCACGCGCGGATCGTTGCCGTAATCGTCAATGATGCCGTCCGCGTCGTCGCCGCCATATGCCTTGGCCGCGCGGTAAGCGGTGCCCATCTGGGATTTGAATTCGGTATCGGTTTTCCACTGGGCTTTCAGGTCGGCGACACACTTGTCTTGATCCAGCAGCGCGCCGCCCTTCACCAGCTTGGGCGCAAGGTCAAAATACTTGCCGATCACCATGTCGAATTGCTTTTGCGTCAAGCCGGCCGCGTGTGCATCCTTGCGGAAATCCAGAAACGATTCATCCTCTTCCGCCTTCCAGTCCTTGAGGAATTCTGGCGGTGCTACTTTGTATTCCTCGGCTGACTTGGGCGGCGCGTCGTCCGTTCCCAGCCGCTTGACCAGGTTGCCGTACCCATCGGCCATTTTCAGCGATGACGCTTCAAAATTGAGGGTTCCATCCTCGTTTTTGACCTGATACTTTTCAGGGATGGTGACCGTAGGCGCTGCCGCCGCGAGCGCGCTCGCGGCGTTCGGCGCGGGCGTAGCGGTGCCTGGGGTAGTAGTGCCTGCCGCGGGCGCTGCGGGCGCTGCTCCACCAGCGGCTGGGGAGGATGGGCCACCCTCTTTCGCTTCTGGCGCGGCACCACTGGATACAACCCCATCCGTTCCAGAACTTGCTTCCAAAAGTTCAACATGAAATCGTCCATTTCCGAATCCTTTAATAAACATATAGTTACCCCTCTTGTTCGTCGGCAGACTCAATGCCTGCCGCACGGTTAATCATGGTTGCGATGAAATCAATCGGCTTGCGCTGGCCCAGCCGCTCATAGGTCTTAAGCACCGCATCAATCCCGCCCTCGGTGACCGGCGGGCGGACGAATCGCAGGATCAAATCTTCGAGGATGCGCGCGCCGCGTTTGTCGGTTTCGAACAGGTCGGCGTAGTCCTGCGGTGTGGGGCGTTGGCGTTCGCTCATGCGGCCTTCTTCATATGTGGTTTGCGGGTTGCCCAATACTCGATATCACCTGGCTTCGCGCCACGGCCCTTCTTCTGCTCCCACCGAATGTTTCCCAGCATCATCATCTTGAGCATGCGCCTATAGCGCCGGTATTCCGCAGCCGTCGCCCTGCGCCGGCTCTGGCCGTAGTCGATCACGAACAGATTTTCGATGCTGGCACCGACGGCCGCTTGTTCGATGGTCTGACCCGGTTCCAGGTCACGGTTCAGGCCGAAGGTGACAACCGATGTCTCGCTATCGATCTCGCCGGCACCCATGCCCCACAGAACGATGCTCATTGCATGCGCCCGCGATGGTCAACGCCTGTGCCGCGATACAGGATGGTGCCCGCCGCATCCTCGTAGATCGGCCCGGTGACGTAGGGCGTCACGCTGTCGTCGTCGTAGTAGGTCATGATGCCGGTGACTGGATCACAAATCACGCGGTTGAACTCTCGGACATACAACGGCTTGAAGTTCGCCGCCAGCAAGCCTTCGATTGCGGCCCGGTCTGCTGCGGTCAGGAACGTGCCGCCTCCACCGCCCGACAGGGTGATAACCAGTGCGGTGTCTGTTTCCGTGGCCGTGCCGGCCGTGCTGCTCTTTGGACGCAACAGCGTCAGCGCTGCGTCAGTCTCGCCAGCGATGCCGATCATCCTGCGCTTTGCCTTGGTGATGGTCACGGCCGCGTCCGTCTCGGCGGCGATACCCAGCGTCCGCGCCTTGGCGCGCGACAACGATAGCGCGGTATCCGCCTCGGCGGCGATACCCACGGCGCGCGCCTTCTTGCGCAGCAGTGCAATGGCTGCATCTGCTTCCAAGGCGATGCCGACAGGACGAAACTTCGCCCGCGCGAACGGAATCGCGCTGTCCGTCTCCAATGCAATGCCGACAAGCCGTGATCGCACACGGCCAAGCGGTAGCGCCGTGTCTGCCTCGCTTGCGATACCCATCAGCTTGCGCTTGCTTCGAGCTACAGCGATTGCCGCATCGGTTTCGAGCGCAGCATTCACCGCGACGGTGAAGCCGCCGCCAGTGACCTGTAGGGCAAGCAGCAGTGACATTAGTAGCTCGTGGCCTCCGCCATTTCCACGTTGACGTACGCGATACCGACGCCTGCCGCGCCCATCGCTGTGAGATTCATGATGTTGAACCCTTCGTTCTGCGCCAGCACCATCGGGTAATCTCCGGTATCGTGCGACAGCAGGTTGTTGAGCGATGGCGTAATGCCTGCACCTACTGCGCCGATCCAGGTACCCACCTGTGACAAGTGGTTTGCGTCTAACGTCTTTGTTCCTGCCGTCAAAGCGACAGCCGCAGATATTCTACAATCGACGCTGGTTAATGTCGCAAGGCTGGTGCGCATTTTTGCATTGTTACCCGTTAGAGCAATTACCGTCCCGACAGAATCCGAAACTGTGAAGGCACGCGCCACCAGCAATCCATAATCAATTTTCTGCGCCGCCGTGAATGCCGTGGTGCAAATAAATCCCACGCCAACACGCCGCACGATAACCGGATTCGCGCTTGCATTTCTGAACGAAAATATCGCGCTGTTAGCGGCCAATCCGGTAATCAAGCCAGTTTGAGCGCCCAGCGAAAACCAGCCTGTATTTTCCGCCGGGCGAATCGATACCCGCAACGATTTAAAGGTTGCGTCTACGTCCGCGAAAGCGTTGCCTGCGGCATTAAGTAATCGTGTGGCCCATGTAGACATTTTTTACACCCATGCGTATCTGATTTTAAAAGTCCCGGTGACCTGCCAAAACAGCAAGATCACTTCGAGCGTGAAATTTCCAGAACCGGGCGCTGCCGATAATCGAAAAGATGCTGCCGCCATACTATGATCGTCGGTGTTGTTATCGCTGGTCGTGTCGCCGTGCTGTATGAACGCCTCGACCACTGATGTAGGTGAGATAGATGCATCGGTGATAGTGAACGTCCCTCCATCAACCGGAGTTATTCCAAAATTAATCGTCGCAGATGATTGACCTGGCATTACGTCATCCTCTCGCGCCGCTCCGCGCCCTTGCCGCGATACCGCACCGTGCCTGCCGCATCTTCGTAGATGTCGCCCTGCTTGAAAATCGTCGTCGAGTTGTCGTTATATAGGCTGATCAATCCCGTAATCGGATCGGTAATCAACTTGTTGAACGCAGCCCGCACCAGCGGATCAACGCGCGACAGAATCAGCGCGTCGATGTTTGCAAGGTCTGTCGCCGTGAGCACTGGCAAGCCACCGCCGGCCCCGCCTGTGTGCGTGATTACCAGAGCGGTATCTGTCTCCGTCGCAGCATTAACGGTTATAGTCGCCATAAATCAGCGGCTTTACGATGCCCGGAAAAACACGTTGATCTGTGCGGTGATATCCGACCCATCAGGCGTAACAACGAAATCATGCAGCGTTAACGGCACAACGTTGGCATCCGTGCCCGTGGTGCTGTCGTTGTCGTAGCCGATGATCAGATCAGTCCAGTTAGTGCCCGCGGCAACCGCCGTCCACGTCTGATCCGGCAGATCGCAGTCCATACGATCATTGGTATCATCCGGCGCGAGCGCCACCACGTCGGTATCGGTAAGTGACTTGCGAGCATAGCCGCTGTTTGTCGCTTCCGCCGCACCACCAGCACCCGGCAACGATTGCGCCAACGTGTCGAAGTCGCGGAATGATGCATCCGTAGTACTGCCAGCGGCAATAGCGCAGACCAGAATGACAGAGTTAGCCGGATCGTTCAAATCCACGCGGTTGTAAAGCTCCGCAGCGCGGCCCTTGGCGATGTTGTATACGATATCGGCCATTATTCACCACCTTTGTATTTTTTATGTTGATCGGCATCGAGCACACACTCATAGTGGTTGATTCTCTCGTAGCTGCCGAGTGGAGCGCCCGCATGCTTGGCCTTGACGTGTTCGCGCGCGGCCTCGCCGCCTTCGCTGTTGTCGTTCAGATTTTCCCGGCAGACAAGGCAGTAACGCCCCGGTGTGCGCAATACCTTGTAGAGCAGAGTCTCCGGTTTTACCTGCAACACCAGTTCATCACCATCGAACGCCATCCACCCTTCGCGCAGCCCATCCACCACCATGCCCATAGAGAAGTTCTGTTCTGGGTTTGCGCCGGTGTGCTTGAGTTCCACGTAATCCAGCGGTGGCGGGTTGATGCACTCGCCAGCCGGTAGCGAGGGAATCATCAGCGTGCCGTTAAGCAGTGGATCATTGGTGCGCTTCTCCCATCCTTCGGGCTTTTTGTAATGACGTTTGATTAACATAATTCCCTCTATGCCACTGCTTTGTTGATAATTGCCTCGCCCGCCGTCTGCTGCAACTGCGCGGCCTGTGCTTGTTGTTGCTGTTCCTGCTGCATCGCCGCACGTTCTTCGCGCAGCTTGTCGCGCGATTCTGGTGTGCGCAATACAGACTGCGGCGCACCGAGATATTTAGACCGAAGGCGAATAGCCGCATCCAGATCGTAGTTATCTATTACAGACGGATCAAGCTGCATTTCCTGCATGATCGTGGTTTCGACTCGATCCATTGCGATGACTTCTTCCATGGACTGCGCGCGGGCCAGCGCTGACTGAAACTTCGCTGTGAAATTCTTCCCGCGCAGGCTTTCCGGTGGCACGCCCAGAGCGCCAGCACGGTACGCTAGCCCAAATAGGCGGTCGGCGAACTTGCGTAGATCGGCTTCGTAGCGCCCGGTCATCGGGCCGAGCAATTGCCGGATCAACTGCACACGCACATGCACTTCGGTGGCCGTCATCGCTGGCCCATCCTGCGGCTGCAATTGATCAGCCAGCATGATCTTGCGTATCGTCGACTGCAATCGTTCCTCGGCAGTGAATGCCACTTGGAAATTCGCGCCGCTTTGCAACGGCTTCATCGAGTCTACCGAGTTCGCCACCACGATCTTTCTCGGCCCTATCTTTATGCTACGTGGATTTAATACACCATCATCTTCCGCAATCCACATGCCAGATACCGCCACATCCATCGCCGCCAGCTCAAGCCCCTTGATATCGTTGATCGTGCGGATAGAGCCAAGCGCCTGCGACATCAGCCCGACGCTGTAGGCCGTGCCGGGAATAAGTGACATGCGCGGTATAAAACAGGGGAATTCGTGGTAACCGCCCTCTTTCAACAGGTGCCGGGTCGCAAGCTCAACGTGGCACGATGCCCACGGCATATTCTTCGCCTGCTTCGCGCCGACCATATGCACAGGGCGCGGGTAAATGGCATGGCAAATGCATACCTTCTCGTCATGCTTTTCGAGGCGGTAGGCTTCGGCGACTTGATGCGATACATTTTCGATGCCGTATTCGATGACCACTTGCTCTACGGTAAGCTCCACCTCACGATAGATCGTATCCACGCTGCTGCCGGCGCGGCTCGCAGCGATGAAGCACTGCGCTATTGGCCACTGCTCAAAGCGGTAGCCGCCGTCGCTCTCCTCATCCGCATACAGCACCGGCCAGCCCGCCACAACAAAATCCAGAGCGCAGTCAAACGTGAGCGAATTAAAATTCGATTGTTGCAAATTCTCAAACATGATTTTAGCTGCGTTATCCAGCCATCGCGCGGCATCATCCTGCTCGTTCTCTCGGCTTACATCCTGCCCAGCATCCCAGCCGATCCACTGTGAGTTGGCCGGGGTCGTTGCGCTCACAAACTGCGCAGCGACGATGCGCGCCGAGTCTGCCGCGGTGTCATCTAGGATGCGATTTTTTTGGGATTGCAGCGCTTGCGAAAATGGGAGAGCACCATTAAGCCCGACACCCCGCTCAGGGTAGCTGTAGTCGTAGCACTCGCGCCACGTTACCTCGTGCGGCTGGCGCAAACCCTTGAGCGTTTGCAGTCTACGATTTACTGATTGCGGGATATCGCTCAATATGAACCGCCGCTGCCGAGCACGGATGAGTTAGCCGATGGCGCACCTGTTGCCAGCGCACTACCGCCGCCCTCATCACCGACGGCCAACAGTCCCTTTTGTCTGCGCTTGCGCCGAGCGTCCACGAGCAATCGCTCGTTTGCCGTTGCAGTTGCCTGCGCCTCTGCCGCGCGGCGCTCAGCTGTTGGATCAGGGATTGCCGCTTGCTGCTGCTGCTGCGGTTTGATTATGCCCAGCGCCGAGCCTAGGCCAAAACCAACCGGATCAATGGTCTTAAAATACGATTTGGTGTGAAGACCCTGGTTGAGGCACATTTTATTTAGGGGCAGTCGGGTTGTAGCCAAAATTTGTCGGCACCACCCATCCCTCGTCGCTCAGCACTGGCGCGGTCAAATTGGACTGATCAATATCTCTGACTTTCGGTAGGTTCTGCGGCTGCGGCGATGCCACACTTGCCGCAGGCCGCGCCTCAAGCGCGCTCACGCGGCCCATGAGAGCGTCAAACTGCTCTTTGCTCATCGTAACGGTTGCCGGTGCGGCCTGCGCCGCGGCCTGCGCCTGCTCATCCTCGATCACCTCGCCCGGCACATGTGGTGCCGAAACCCTTGGATTTTGTGCCATAAAAACCTCCGCGTTGATTTCGCGGAATCATAGCACGGCTATAGTTAAAAGCTATCGTCCAGCGCGCGGCGATAGTCTGCGGCTATAGCCCAAACCAGCCACCGGGTGGCTGGTTACAAAATTAATCCTTTGTAATCATGGGCTTGCAAGAGGTTTTAAAAAAACGAGGCTTTTTTACCGACAAATGTGTGCGCGCGCGCGATATCGAGTGCGAGCCGTTTCCCGTCAACTCCCAAACCCGTTCTTTTCGTAACTCTTTGATTTAAAACGACATTTATTTTTCGCCGGATCGCGGACAAAAAAACGCCGCCTCTGTGGGCGGCTTCTCGGCAATTGTCGTAACAAATTACCGCACCACCACACGCTCGCCATCCCACATCCAGCGCACGTACTCCTCGTGCGCTGCGAGCCATTTTCCCTCGTAGCCATCTCGCCCGAGAGCCTGCCGCGTAAACACCGCGTGGCAGGCCGGACAACCGGGCACAGCGAACGCGGCGTGACTTTTTGACCCTATCCCTCGTCCGTGCCGCAGCATGTCGCTGTGGCAGGCCACAGACGCGTTCTGACCGCATCCCAGAGCCAGCCGTAGCATACACGGTGCAT